TGGAAGCTAAGGCCAGCGGACAGCCGCTGATTGATGAGATGCGGCGCTCGGGGATATTCGTGCAGGACTACAGCCCGGGTAAGGGGCAGGATAAGATTGCCCGGGTTAACTCCGTGAGCGATATGTTCGTCAGTGGGCAGATATGGTTCCCGGAAACGGTGTGGGCGACAGAGGTTGTGGAAGAGATACTGGCGTTCCCGTCCGGGGAGCATGACGATGATGTGGACACCATGACCCTAGCACTGATCCGCATTCGCAAGGGAGGGCTGCTGAAACTGTCCTCGGATAAGACTGAGCCGGAAGACTTCCGTGCTGGGCGTAAAGTTGCGTATTATTAAGGGTAGCCATGCAGAAACACACTGGACGGGGGGACTTGGTAGATCGGCTGGCCTCACAGGTTGGCTCCCGGGACTTGGCTATAGAGTTGCTGCGCAAGCGGGGGCAGATGGAAGCTGGGTCGGAGACCCTCACGGCTGCGGGGGAGGCCCGGAACAAGATGACGGCTGAAGAGAGGGCTAAGGATAGGGCTGCAAAACTATCCGGGAAACCCGCCAGCAAATACAATTACAGCGTAAAGACTAACCGCGCCACGCTAAAGCGGGGCTAAAGGACACATTATGGCTACAACCAGTTTCGATAAAGCTCTGAACCAAGCTCCCCTAGGGCTGCAAGACATCATGGGGGATGATCTTGATAGCGGCCCTGACATGGAGATTGAGATAGAGAACCCAGACCGTGTAACGATGTCGGACGGTAGTGTAGAGATTACTCTGATCCCTGACGGGGAGGAGGGTGGGTTTGATGAGAACCTTGCCGAGACCATGGACAAGGGGGAGCTTCAGAGCATAGCGTCAGAACTGATTGCTCTGGTGGATGCGGATATTAACTCCCGCAAGGACTGGGTTGAAGCGTATGTCAAGGGGCTAGAGGTTCTGGGCATGAAGTACGACGAGCGGACAGAGCCTTGGAACGGAGCCTGCGGGGTGTATTCCACCGTGCTTACTGAGGCGGCAATCAGGTTCCAAGCTGAGATGGTTATGGAGACTTTTCCGGCTCAAGGGCCAGTTAAGACGCAGATCATTGGGGTAATTGACAAGGACAAGGAGGATGCCGCCTCCCGTGTTCAGGAGGACATGAATTATCAGATTCTGGAATTGATGCCTGAGTACCGCCCAGAGCATGAGAAGATGCTGTTTAACCTTGGGTTGAGCGGTGCGGGATTTAAAAAGGTGTATTTTGATCCCGCGCTAGGTCGGCAGATAGCTCTGTTTATCCCGGCTGAAGAGATGATTATTCCCTACGGCGCGTCGAGTGCCCAGACCTCAGAGCGGGTTACGCACATGATGCGTAAGACTGAGAACGAGATTAGGAAGCTGCAAGTAGCTGGGTTTTACTGCGATGTAGACCTCGGCGATCCGGTACACATCACAACCGATGTAGAGAAGAAGAAAGCCGAAGAGCAGGGCTATAGCGTTACCGATGATGATAGGTTTCAGCTACTGGAAATCCATGTGGACTGGGACTTGCCGGGGTATGAGGACGAGGATGGTATCGCCCTGCCGTATGTTATTACGATTGAGCAGGGAACCAATACGGTTCTGGCAATCCGCCGCAACTGGGAGGAAGACGATCCCAAGAGACTCAAGCGCCAGCACTTTGTCCAATACACCTATATTCCCGGTTTTGGAGCTTATGGATTTGGTCTGATCCATCTCATCGGTGGGTACGCCCGTGCGGGTACGAGTCTCATCAGGCAGCTAGTGGACGCAGGATCACTGGCAAATCTACCCGGTGGTCTTAAGTCTAGGGGACTGCGGATCAAGGGTGATGACACTCCGATAGCTCCGGGCGAGTTTCGGGACGTAGATGTGGCTTCGGGCACAGTGCGTGACAACATTATGCCCCTTCCGTACAAGGAGCCAAGTCAGACTCTGCTTGCCCTGCTGAACCAGATTACGGATGAAGCCCGTAGGCTGGGGGCCATCTCTGACATGAACATCAGCGATATGTCGGGCAACTCTCCGGTAGGGACTACGCTGGCGCTGCTGGAGCGCACCCTGAAGACGATGAGTGCGGTGCAGGCACGGGTTCATGCGTCGATGAAGCAGGAGTTCAAGCTACTGGCCGCAATCATTCGGGACAATGCTCCTGATGAGTATCAGTATCAGCCGACAAGTGGAGACCGCAGGGCCAAGCGCGATGACTACGATTTGGTCGAGGTAATCCCGGTCAGTGACCCTAACAGCGCGACGATGGCGCAGCGGATCATGCAGTATCAAGCTGCGATTCAGTTGGCCCAAGGCGCTCCGCAGATTTACGACTTGCCCCAGCTACACAGGCAGATGCTGGAGGTTCTGGGGATTAAGAACGCTGAGAAACTTGTGCCGATTGAAGATGACATGAACCCTCGTGATCCAGTATCGGAGAACATGGCGTTCCTTACGGGCAAGCCCACTAAAGCGTTCATCTACCAAGACCATGACGCCCACATTGCTGTACATACGTCGATGATGCAAGACCCGTTGCTGATGGCGCAGATTGGGCAGAGTCCGCAGGCTCAGAAGATGCAGGCCGAGATTATGGCCCATGTGTCAGAGCATCTAGCGTTTGCATATCGTAAGAAGGTGGAGGAGCAGCTTGGTGTACCGATGCCGCCGCCGAATGAAGACTTGCCGCCTGATGCAGAGGTAGCTCTAGCTCGTGTGGTTGCGATGGCTGCACAACAGGTTCTAGCTGAGAGCAAGGGGCAAGCACAGCAAGCACAAGCCCAGCAGCAGGCACAAGACCCGCTGGTACAGATGCAGCAGCAAGAGTTGCAGATTAAGGGCCAAGAAGCCGCTACCAAGGCTAAGAAGGTGGATGGAGACTTGGCTATTAAGCAGGCAGAGTTGCAGCTAAAACAGGATGAGTTGGCTATGAAGGGTGGTGAATCTCCCCAGATGATTGCCCAACGCCACCAGCAGGAGATGGCCCAGCAGCAGGCTCAGATGCAGATGATGCAACAGAAGCACCAGCAGGAGCTAGCCCAACAGCAGCAGACCCATCAGCAGGGTATGGCTCACGGAGGACAGGTGCATATCCAGAATGCGATACAGCAGCATGAGGCTCATCGGCAGAAGCTGACCCACGCAGAGCAGGTAGCGGAGAACCAGCGGCGGCTGGCTGAAGCTAGGGCTGCACAGACTCCTAACAGGAATGATAAATGACAGAGATAGAGGTTATCTTGAAGAAGATAAGTGAACATGAGATGAGTATGACCGCTGCGTTGACACGCGGGGGTTGTAAGGACTTTGGTGAGTACCAAAGAATTTGCGGGGTTATCCACGGTCTGAGCCTCGCAAAGTCGGATATTGCAGACCTGCAAAAGAAGATAAAGGATTACGAAGATGAGTGAACTCCTGATAGGACAATCGCTAGACCCTAGCGGCCCTGTATCCGTACTACCCGGAAGCGCGGAAGAGAAAGCCAAGCAGATTCCAGACCCCGCAACCTATCACATCCTGTGCGTTCTGCCGGAAGCTGATGATAAGTACGACAACGGGCTACTGAAGTCTGGGCAGACCATGCACTTTGAGGAACTTCTGTCTCCTGTGCTGTTCGTCATCAAGATAGGGCCGGACGCCTTCAAAGACGAGAAACGGTTTCCTAGTGGGCCATCCTGCAAGACAGGCGACTTTATTCTGGTTCGTCCCAATACGGGAACCCGGATGAAGATTCACGGGCAAGAGTTCAGAATCATCAATGATGATTCTGTAGAAGCCGTTGTTCAAGACCCGCGTGGCATAACCCGCGTATAGGAGCATATATGGCTGAAGTAGAAAAAACAGAATTTGAGTTTCCAGATGAGGTAGAGGCCAAGGCTTCCCGAGTTGCGCCCGAAGCGGAGGATAGGCCAGAAATTGAGATTGTGGACGATACTCCTGAGAAGGATAAAAACCGCAAACCCATGCTGGAAGCCCCGGCTGACCCTACTGAGGAGGAGCTAGAGTCATATTCGGTCAGTGCGCGGAACCGACTTAAGCATTTCTCCAAGGGGTATCACGAGGAACGCCGCGCTAAAGAGACCGCCATCCGGGAGAAGGATGAGGCTATCCGGGTGGCTCAATCCATCGTGGAGGAGAATAAACGACTCCAAGGTTCTCTGTCTCAGGGGCAACAAGCCCTATTGGAACAGGCCAAAAAAGTGGTCGCCAACGAGATGGAACAGGCCAAAAAGAAGTATAAAGATGCTTATGAGGCTGGGGATTCCGATGCGCTAGTACAGGCGCAGGAGGACATGACCTCGGTGAAAATCAAAGCCGAGCGGGTAAATAACTACAAACCTGCCCCTTTACAACCTGTGCAGGATGTGGTACAAACCCCACAAGCGCCACCTATTGATAAAAAAGCAGTAGAATGGCAGCGAGAAAATGATTGGTTTGGTTCTGACGATGAGATGACTAGCTTTGCCCTCGGGCTGCACAACAAGCTGGTTAAGTCTGGAGTTGATCCTCAGAGCGACGATTATTATAGTAAGGTTAACGCCCGTGTGCGGCAAGTGTTTCCAGAGAAGTTCGATTCTACGGAGACCGCTGATGCTCCTACTCAGCGCACCACTAAGTCGAATGTAGTTGCCCCGGCTACGAGAAGTACTGCTCCCCGAAAGGTCGTACTAACTCAGACTCAGGTGAACCTCGCCAAGAGGCTTGGGGTTCCTTTGGAACTCTACGCCCGTAAGGTTGCTGAACAATCAAGGATATCTAAATGAATGATGCTAAAGTAAGCCGTCCCCTAAGTCGTGATCTTGAAACACGGGATAAGATTGAGCGCCCAAAAAAATGGTCGCCCCCTCAACTCCTGCCAGAACCAAACGCAGAGGCTGGTTATGGGTTTCGATGGATTCGCTTGAGTACGCTTGGTAATGCTGACGCCATTAACATATCTTCAAAGTTACGAGAGGGTTGGGAACCCGTGAAAGCATCGGATCATCCTGAAGTGCAATTGATGGGAGGGCAGTCTCTGCGTTTCCCCGATAGCATTGAGATTGGGGGCCTGCTGCTTTGCAAAACACCTATTGAGTTTACAGAGCAACGTGATGCTTACTACCGCGATCAGGCTAATACCCAGATGGCATCTGTAGACAACAATTTTATGCGTGAGAATGATCCTAGGATGCCGCTCTTCAAGGAGCGTAGTTCTAAGGTTACTTTCGGAAAAGGTTTTTAAATTTTATAGGAGTCTTAAATGGCTTATCCAGTGGTCTCAGCCCCCTACGGGCTAAAACCAATCAACTTGATTGGTGGTCAGGTATTTGCGGGTTCAACTCGTGAACTACCTATCACCTACGGCTATGCTACAAGCATCTTCTATGGTGATTTTGTAACATTGGTTCGTGGGGATTTACAACGCATAAGCGTTACAACGGGTACT